CGAGTACCGGCGCCTCGACCCGAAGCAATGCAACTTCTGCGTGCTGCTACCGGCGACAAACGTGATTCGAGGCTTCCCGCCGATCTACTGGTGCGACCGCCCGCCTGCGAGCGCCGTGCCCGAGAGACGATAGGAGAGGGCGAATGAGCACGAGGGAATGGGCGGCGCTGATCGTAGGGTATGCGATAGCGTGGACCGTGAGCGGACTGATCGCCGCGCTCGCACGCCGCAGGTCGGCCCCCACGACGAGGGCAAGGAAGGCGGAGGAATGAGCGAGCTGGCCCACGGACCCGGCGGATACGAAGCCGCAAGATGCCCGCACGGAGACTGCCCGATATGCGACGCCGAACGCGACTGGTTCTGTTTGTCCTGCGATAAGGTCTACTCCGAAGGGCAGCAGAAATGCGACGACTGCGGGAGCGTGATCGTGCGATATGCTGGCCCTTCTCTGTCGGAGATGATCGAGGCGCTGGTGGGTGCGGGCACAGAAACACGAGATCAATCGTTCCACCTCGAATTGAAATACATTCCCGATGACGATACGGACATGGGGTACGGCAAATGGCCGGATGCGGAGCGGTGGGCGGCAACGCTCTACAGGTGGGGAGACGACGGCGGCGTGGTCGCAGTCGCCTGCGGCCCCGACCCCGAGTCCGCTATCCGCGCCCTGTACCGCCGAGTCGCCGATGCCGATGCGTAAGTCCCGCCGCGCACGCTACCGGCAGGAGGGACCGCCGCCGCTGGAGAAGTCCGTGGAACGCGCGATCATAGGCGCGGCCGAGGCGCTCGGCTTCTACGTCACGAAGCTGTCGCAGCCGAGAGCGACGAAGCAGACGCCTGGAATACCAGATTTATACCTCCAGCACCGGATGCACAGATGGCACGGCTGGTGCGAGGTGAAGCGGCCGGGCGGCAAGACGACGCCAGCACAGGACGTGTGGCACGACTGCGAACGGAAATCCGGGGGCATCGTCATCGTCGCTGAGTCGGTAGATTCGTTCGTGGAAGGCCTTGAGGAGGCGGGGTTCCCGGTGAGCAAGGGAGGCGCTTGACGCGGGGCATAGTGTGTGTACCTTGTGGCGTGCGGGTGGTGCAGGTGGCGGATACTTCGGCTAAGAAAAGACCGCCTCCGATTGTTCCCCCGCTTTGACAACCTGGTGGGCGTCGTGGCGAAGATCACGGTTACTTCGATTCTGGATCGAGAGGTTGCGGGTTCGAGTCCCGTCGTTTGCTTCGGCGAGCGTAGCTCAATTGGCAGAGCGCTAAACGTTCCGCTGTCGCCCGTTCCCCGGCTTGGCTCGCTACAGCCCTGTTCCCGGAGGTGATCCGTGGCGACCGTCAACAAGGCCCGTTCCCGCACTACCGTCCGCACCCACGAGGGTGCCCCCGCGAAGCGCATCGGCCCCGAAGCGCAGCTCCGCCGTTCCGTGATGGCCTGCCTGCTGTGGGAGGACACGTTCTACGAGGACGGCGAGTCGATCGCAGACCGCATCGCCGCAGGCGTCGAGGCCGTGTCGCAGGAGGAAGCGTCCGCGATCGCGATCGAGGCGCGCGAGCAGATGCACCTTCGTCACGCCCCGCTATGGATCGTGCGCCACATGGCGCGTCGCGGCGGGTCGATCGTCGGCGACACGCTCGCCCGAGTCGTCCAGCGTGCCGACGAGCTTTCCGAGTTCGTCGCCATGTACTGGAAGGACGGCAAGGAGCCGCTTTCCAATCAAGTGAAGCGCGGACTGGCCGAGGCGTTCACGAAGTTCGACGAATACCAACTCGCCAAGTACGACCGCGCGAAGGACGTGCGACTGCGCGACGTGCTGTTCCTCTGCCACGCGAAGCCGAAGGACGCCGAGCAGGATGCGCTATGGAAGCGCCTCGTCGACGGAACGATGTCGGCACCCGACACCTGGGAGGTCGCGCTTTCCTCGGGCGGCGACAAGCGCGAGCACTGGACGCGCCTGCTCGCGGAAGATCGGCTCGGCGGGCTCGCCCTGCTCCGCAACCTGCGGAACATGGACGAGGCGGGCGTAGACGAGGCACTGGTCCGCGAGAAGATCCGCGCGGGCAACTACCGGCGCACGCTCCCGTTCCGGTTCATCGCCGCGGCCAAGCACGCCCCGAAGTACGAGGACGCGCTGGAGGAGGCGATGCTCGGGTCGCTGTCGGATGCGCCGACGCTCCCCGGCAAGACGGCGCTCGTGCTCGACAACTCCGGCTCGATGGGCTGGAGCCCGGTGTCCGGTCGTTCGCAGATCACGCGAGTTGAGGCGGCTGGCGGGCTCGGCATCCTTCTTCGTGAGGTGTGTGAGCAGGTCGTCGTGATCGGGTACGGCTCGCAGGCGGCTATTCTGCCCCCGCGCCGCGGCTTCGCGCTCGCGGACGCCTACCGGCGCGGCCCCGGCGGCTGGACGTACACGGAGAACGCGAAGTGGCTGGCCGACGCGGAAGGGTACGACCGCATCGTGATTCTGACGGACGAACAGTCGCACCAGTCGATCAGCGACCCGAACGGCAAGGGATACGTGGTCAACGTCGCAGCCTACCAGAACGGGATCGGCTACGGTGCGTGGACGCACATCGACGGCTGGTCGGAGTCGGTCGTGCGCTACATTCAGGAAGCGGAACAATGACACCGAGTCGGCGAAGGAATATCTACTTGCCGGACGAGCTATGGAGGCGGGTCGTCGAAGCGGCGGCCCGCCTTTCGCTTGCTACGGGTGAGCAGGTATCGGCCAGCGAGTGGATTCGTGACGCCATCGAACAGCGCCTCGAACGCGAGGCTTCCCGGTGAGCCGTCCCGGGGCCGCATGAACAGGAGCGGAGAGATGGCGAGCGAGAAAGATTGGCCGGCAGTGACGATCGACGACGCCTTCATCACGATGCACGGCGTCACGCCGGACGGCGGCGACCATCTGATCCCGCGATGGCTGGGCAGTCCGCTACTCAAGGCGCTGGCCCGTGAACAAGGCTACGAGGAGCGGTGGGCGATCGTGGAGGATCAGTTCGCACACGATTCGATAGTACGCGGAGCCTACCTTGTCTATGCGACCGACAACCCCGAGGAGATCATGGAGCAAGTCCGAAAGAACAACGCTCGCGCCGTCAAGATCCTCGTTCCTACCCGACAGGAGGCGACAGGTGGAGAGTGAGATCGAGCGCCAAACAGCCATCATCCAAGACTTCATGCGCAAAGTTACGGTGACAGCGGAAGAAGCGACGGAGAACATATACCGAGCGCCCGCCCGCCGACCCCGGAGAGCGAGGAGAGCATGGAGAGTGAGCGGATCATACTGAGGCGTGAGATCGCGGGGATCATCATTGCCGACGAGCGCGACCAAATCTCCATCCCCGAGCGTTTCATCGGACACCTTCGCGCCCACTTGCTCGCCGACGTGCCTGGTATCGAGGGTGCAGTCCGCGTCGAGATTGCCTACGACGATCCGTCGAACCGCCACTGGGTGCTTCAGCTCGACGACAAGGAACACTTCGAGGACGGCGAGTATCTGATGATCCGCGTGCCGCCCGGAGAGTGAGGAAAGCATGGACAGTGAGGGTATGACTGTCGGCCAGTTGATCCACTACTTATCCGGCTTCCCGAAAGATATGCGCGTTCTGGTGGATGGATACGAGGACGGTTTTGACGACCCGGTGCCCCCGGACGTCTACACGGGTCGTCGACTTCCGCGGTGCCCACCGGGAGGAGTGGTATTGCGGGAGGTAGGAGATCGCCGGGACGTTCGGCGTCGACCCCGATGCCGCGACTTTCGATGCCGTGGTTGTGCGGCGCCGGGAGGACGGCGCTATCGAACCGCCGCCCGCCGATTGACCCGCCCGGCGTTGCCGATCCGCTACGCTTCGTCCATTATCCCCTACGGGCGTGACCGAATCCACCGAAGGGCGTGAGCATGGCCGACATCCCCGAGACGTTCGGACAAAGGTTCGCCGTGAGCCTGCGGGCGGGCCTTGTGTTCGGCACCGCCTCCGTCATCGTCTACGCGGGCTACCACGCCGCTCTCTGGCTCTGGTCCGTCCCTGCCCTCCGCTACGGCCTGATCGTGTTCCTCGCGTTCTTCGTTGCCGTGGCCGCGCTGACGTGGCTCGCCATCGGGCTGAATAAGCGGCGGGCGTTGTGAAGCAGATGCTCGTAATGCGGGCTGCCGGCGGTCGGCGGAGTATCAGTAGGTGGCGGTTCGTCGAGGGGAGTCGACGGCCGTGGCGATGCGTCGCCTTCGCGTGGGTGACGAAAGATACTCTGGATGCAGAATCCGAACTGGACTCGTTACTGGCGCGCATCCGGGCGTTCTTCGTTCCGCGCCAGAAGGACCACAATCACACCCCGATGTGGGGCATCTCGTGAGCACGACCCCCGCCCCTGCCCTACATTCCCCGGTCCACCATAACCGGAGGATGCCATGCGCTACGCACTCGCCGCACTCGCGCTACTTGCCTGCTCGGACTCGACGGAACCGGACCACCGGATCGACGCAAGCACCTACACGCTCCAGCTTGCCGGGTGCTTCTCCTGCCCGATCAACTCGACCCCCGGCTTCGCCGCCCAGTTCCGTGACGGGATCGCGGTGCAAGTGAACGTCTCCGGCGTCACGGACGCGCAGGCATCGGGCGAGATCACCTCGTTCTCCGGCAACGCGCCGGCCGGCCTGATCGGCACATCCGAGACGATGGAGTTCACGGAAGTCGCGGCAGGCGGTCCCGCGTACCTGGGCCGATGGGACTACTCGACCGGGCTCCTGACGCTCGGGCTCCGCGCGGACGGCTCCTGCGAGTTCGCCCTGTTCTACCCGAACGTCAGCTTCGGGACCGGAACCTGCGAGGTGCAGTAGGCGATGGCGCAAACGTGCGGCGACTTCGGCGGCGTGAAGGTCGACGGCTCCCCGTGCCGGATCGTCGTGAAGGAAGGCATGTGCGGCCTCCACCAGAAGGAAGTGGACCTGCGCGAAACCCTGCTTACTGACGAACAGATCCGCGAAGTGAAGCGGCTTGCGGAGGTCGACTGCACGCACGAGGAGATTGCCCACATTCTCGAAATCCCGGTACGCACCTTCCAGCGACGGCTCGAAGATCAGGACGGGGTTGCGGCAGCGTATCAAACCGGCAAGTCGGCCGCGCACCGCGAAGTCAAGCAGCGTCTCCGCCACTTGATCCGGGACGGCGACAAGACCGCGATCATCTTCTACCTGAAAACGCAGTGTGGGTGGAGCGAGACGCAGCGGCTCGAACACTCGGGCGAAGGCGGCGGGCCGCTCCTGATGGCGTGGACCGATGCCGTCAAGGCGCTGGATGGGGACGACGACGCCTGACGTGACCGTGAGCCCGGCCGATGCCGCTCGCGTCGTGCGCCGGGCGCAGGCCGATCCCGTGTTCTGGCTGCGGCAGATCGTCGGGCGGGAGCCGAACGGGATACAGGCCCGCATCCTGAAGGCGCTCACCACCCACCGCGTCGTCGTCGTGCCCTCCTGCCACGGTTCGGGTAAGACGTGGGTCGCCGCTGCCGCCGTCCTCCACAACACGTCGAGCTTCCCCGGCGCGATCAGCGTCACGACAGCGCCCGGCCAGCGACAGGTACGGCGCGGGATGTGGAAGGAGATTCGCACACTGCACGCCGGTTCCCGCATCCCGATCGGCGGGGGCGACGTGAACGTACAGGACTGGGAGATCGCCCCGGACTGGTACGCGCTCGGCTTCACGGCTCCCGAGCACGACGCCGACAGGTTCCGGGGTCTGCACTCCCCGACGCGCATCCTGATCGTGGTCGACGAGGCGGGCGGCGTGTCCGAGGACATCTTCACGGGCCTGAAGGGTGCGCTCACCGGCCAGCACCCGCGCGCGCTCTATATCGGGCACCCGACGATGCCGACCGGCGAGTTCGCCGACGCGATCGAGGGACGCAGGTCCGGCGCGAAGGTGATCCGCATCACGGTATTCGACACGCCGAACCTGAAGCGTCCCGGCATCACGCTGGAGGACATCCGCTCCGGCGCGTGGAAAAAGAAGTGGGAGGGCCACGAACCCGCTCCGCACGAGCTCGGCCTGGTAGATCCCGTGTGGGTCCGCGAACGATGGGAGGAATGGGGCGAGGGCGACCCGCGCTGGCAGGCGCTCGTCATGGCGCAGATCCCCGACGACGTGGCCGAGCGCGTGTTCGCCCGCGCGCTGGTCGAGGAGGCCGCGGGCAAGCCGCCCGAGGACACCGGAGGCCCCGTCGAGGCGGGGATCGACCCGGCGGGCCCCGGCGAGGACGAGACGGCGTGGTGCATCCGCGCGGGCGACTCCGTGCTCGATGAGGGTCATAGCGGGGACGCCGACGCACGGGGCCGCGTGATGCATGCCCTCCACCCCTACAAGGACCGGATCAAGGTCGTGCGGGTCGACGCGACGGGCGAGGGCCGGGCGTTCGCGCGCCACCTGCAGGACTTTGGCTTCCCCGTCATGGAGTGCGCGTTCGGCGGCGATCCGGTCGGGGTGAGCGATACGCAGACAAAGGAACTGAAGGAGGAATACGCGAACCTGAAGGCCCAGATCCACTGGGCGCTACGGGAACGCTTGCGCGAGGGCCGGGTGCGCGGGTTCCGCGACGAGGTAGCCGACCGTCAGATGACGGCGATCGGCTGGGGCGTCGACCGACAGGGCCGGATCGTGATCGAGAGGAAGGAATCGATCGAGCGCCGGGAGGGCTATTCGCCGGACAGGGCCGAGGCGCGGGTGCTCGCGTTCGCGGGCGTCTACGAGTCTGCGGAGTTCTTCATCGTGTAGCCGATCATGGACGAAGCGTTGACGATCCTGCACGGCGGCCCCACATTGCATCCCGTCCCGTAGCGCCCGGATGGCCCGCACAACCCGAGGGTGCGCGCCCCTGCTCGAAAATACGAAGTCCCTGGTTGCAGCGTTCGGCGGTGCCGCCGTGCGCCTGTTCGGCGGCGTCCCGGTCCGGGCGTCTACGGGCTCCAGCCTGTTCCGCACGGGACAGCAGCAGAACCGCCGGACGACGGACGCGCTGCTCGAAGCCTATTCGGAGCGCCCCTACCTTGCCGGTCCCGCCGACATGGTGTCGACCGACGTCGGCTGCATCCAGTTCAAGCTATTCGCGGTGACGGGTCCGGGCTCGGGCGAACGCTACGTCCGCCCGGTCAGCGTCCAGCGTGCGCAGTCGCCGCGCCTGAGGCGGAAGGCGCTCGATCAACTCCGTGACGCCGACCGGCTCGTCGAGATCGAGGAGCACCCGTTCCTCGACCTGATCTACGCCCCCAACCCCGAAATGACCGGGGCCGACTACCTGAAGCTGACCCAACTCTACCTCGACCTCGTGGGCGACGCGCCGACGCTGATGGTGATGCAGGAGGCGCGGCTCTTGGCCGGCCAGCCCCGTGAGCTGTGGCCCGTGCCGATCACGTGGCTGAAGCGGCAGGGCGGGCGGCTGTTCCTCGACCCGCCGTTCATGGCGATGCGCACCGAGGTCGCGCCGGAAAACGTGCTCCTGCTCAAAGACTTCGACCCGCACAACCCGTATGGCCGGGGTCTCGGTACGGCGCGGACGCTGTCGGACGAGCTCGACATTGCCGAGTACGCCGCGAAGGAGATCAAGTCGCGGCTCTACAACGGGACGTTGCCCGACTTCATCGCGACCCTGAAGGAATCGAACCCGGAGGAAGCGCGGCGGTTCAAGGCGGCGCTCCGGGCGGGCCACCAGGGGCCGAACAAGCGCGGCAACTTCGAGGTCACAAACAAAGAGTTCAAGATCGAGAAACTGTCGCAGACGCTCGCCGACTGGCAGGCGAAAGACCTGCTCCCGATGCAGCGTGACGCGATCCGCATGCGGTTCGGCGTCCCGCCCGAGATCCTCGGCGACGTGAAGGACAGTAATCGGGCGACGATCACGGCGGCGCTCACGATCTATATGTCCCGCGTGATCGAGCCGCGCATGGAGCGCATCCGGCAGGCTTTGCAGGCGAAGATCCTGCCGCTCTACGACGAGCGGCTCGTGCTCGACTTCGTCTCGCCGGTCCCGGACGATTCCGACTTCACGCTCGACGCCATGAAGGCGTTCCCGCACCATGTGACGCGCGACGAGGCACGCGGCCTGATGGGCCTGCCGCCCGCCGACCAGTCGGGCGACGAGTTTTTCGGCTCGCCGCTGGTCCAGCCCATGTCGACGGAACGGAGCAGCCAGGGCCGGACGAAGGTGCTGAAGCTCCACCGGGCCGAAGAGAAGGGCCGGTTCACCGACGAGGACGCCTCCGACGTGTTCTGGCAGGCGATCCAGCGCGTGGCCGACCGGCTGGAGCCGAAGGTGCGCGCGCGGTTCCTCGGGGCCGTAGAGGCGATGCTGGACGAAGCCGAGGAGAACGCGGCCGAGATCCTTGCCGCGATCCGCACGGGCAGGCCGGACGTCATCGTCGACGCCCTGCCGTGGGCCACGCTTTCGGCCCGGTTCGCGGGCGCGGGGGATGAGCTTCGGGGCCTGATGCTCGCCGCGATGGAGGGCGCGGGCTCGCTCGCGGCACAGGAAGCGGGCACGATGCTCGGGATCGAGATATCGTTCACGATCGAGAACGAACGGGCGATCCGTGCGGCGGCCGAACGTGCGGCCACGCTGGTCCGTGAAGTCACCGAGCGCAGCCGGGACGCGATCCGTGGCGTCGTCGCGGACGCGATCCGCGAGGGGCGTACCGCCGACCGCGAGATGTTCCGCCTGGTGCGCGACCGGATCGGGCTCACGGAATCGCAGACGGCCACGCTCGGCCGGTTCGAGGCGCGGCTGATCGAGGAAGGCGCGAGCCCGGAACAGATCGCACGCCGGGTCGAGCGCCAGCACGCGGCGATGCTGCGGCGACGGGCGCAGACGATCGCGCGCACCGAGACGATATGGAGCGCGAACGCGGGCGAGCAGGAGCTGATCCAGCAGACGATCGAGCAAGGGATCGCGGGACGGGAGAACATTAGAAAGACATGGATCACGACCCCCGACGAACGGCTCTGTCCGATTTGCGAGCCGATGCCGTTCCTCGACGACAACCTGAACGTCGGCCCCGATGGCGTGTTCACAACGGGCGAAGGCGGGACCGTGCTCCACCCGCCGGCTCACACGGCCTGCAGGTGTGGCATGGGCTGGGAGATCGAGGACGCATCGTCGATCGACCCCGACCGCAGCATCCGGCTCGGCGCGTTCAGCGCCGCCGTGGCGAAACTCGCAAGCAAGCAGGAGGTAGCGTGAGCAGGGACTTGATCCCGGTCAACCTGTCACCGGAACAGCGCCAACTCGGTCGCAGGAGACGATCAACTCACTGGCCCGCGAAGCCATGCGGCGGGGGCTGCATCGACGCGAGCATCTAAGCCAATGGATCACCGGCAACTCGGAACAGGAGACACCGTGACCCTCACCGGCTGGCAGGACGTATACGACCTCTGCATGGCCTCACGCGCCCCGGAGGCGACCGAGGAGCAGCGTCAGGCGGCGAAGGAGGCGCTTCTGTGCCTCGGCCCCGTAGAGCGGCGCGTGTTCGTCTCCGTGCTGTTGAACCAGAATCCGCAGACGGCGCAGCGGCTCGGTAAGACCGACTCGGAGCTGGCCGGGCTCGTGACGCGGGCCAAGAACAAGCTCGACACGGAGTATGGCGATGCGGAATAAGACGGCGACGGACGCCGCGCGCGCCTACCTGTCGGCCGCCTGCGAAGGTGACGCGAAGGGGATGCGGCATGCCCAGCAGCGGTCCTACCGCGGTGCGGCCACCGGGCTACGTCAGCACCTCGTCGGCTTCACGGTCGAACGCGAGGAATCGGTCGCCGAATCTGAGGTCGTGGCCGACGTGTTCGTGCGCTGCAAGGTCGCGGGCTTTGAGGATCGGGAGCCGGAGCTATTCCGTTTGCGGTGCGTGTGCGAGGACGACGAAGGACACCCGACGCCCGATGGATCGTGGGGCGCGAATCCGGCCAGTCTGCGGAAGGTCGAGCCGGAGCCTGCCGCATGACCGACCGCCTCCGCTTCCTGCACGAGATGGAGCAACTCGGCGCGGGCATCGCCGAGATCGTCGACCAGGTGGTCGCCCCGGCCTACCGTGCCGCGACCCAAGCAAAGCTGCCGCCCGAGGTCGCGGAATCGCTGGCCGTCGAACTGTTGCGCGAGCTTGTGCGCTACTCGCTGGAGCACGATGCAGGGGACTAAGGACGGGCCGTTCCTCGCGCTGGCGAAGACCTGCACATGCGGGAAGTCGGTGCGGCTTCGGCCCTCTCTCTCTTGGGTGAACTGGATGCGAAAGATAACGCGGATGACAGGCGAGGAGTTCGGCGGACGGGCGTTCAGCGATCAGTGCATGTGCGGCCGAACGATCTTCATCGACGCGTCCGACCTGTACCTCGAAGGCGTGCTGGAGGAGGCCTCGTGAAGCAGCTCCCCGACATCGGCCAGCAGCTCGGCAAGACGGACGCCGAACTCGCGGCACTCGTGCGGTCCGCCAAGGCGAAGCTGGATGCGCAGGACGCCGTGGGGATCGACGAAGGCGCAACACTCAGCATACGGGTGGAAGCCCGAACGGAGGTATGAGATGCCATTCAACGTACTCTGGGCCGAAAGTTGCCAGCACATGGCGACCGGGAGCGAACGCGAGCACTTCTGGGACCTGCTCGCCAACATCTCGACCGGATCGAGTAGCTGGTCGGCGAGCGGTGGACGGTTTGCTGACGCCTACTGGGAGGTCAACGGATACCGTAGCCAGAAGCGCGTCTCGGATGCGGGCGTGACGGAGTTCTACTTCTCGGGCTGGTTCTCGTTCAACACCGCGGGGTCGAGTGCCCGCACGCCGCGCTGGCGGTTCTTCGAGGGCTCTACACTGCACTGCTGGGTCGAGGTGCGCGACGACGACAACACCATCGAGTTCTACCACGGCGACGGGACGCTGCTGGCCGACTCCGGTGCGTTTGCGGTCAGCACGGTGCTGGGAGAGTGGCACCACTTGGAAATGCACATCGTTATCGACGACTCGGCGGGGTCGATCGAGCTACGGGTAAAAGAGCCGTCGGAGGCCGCGCCCGTCACGAGGATCAGCGCCAGCGGCCTCGACACCCGGAACGGCGGCGTCAGCGGCGTGGTCGACACGGTTGAGCTTTACGCTGGCGCGAGTTCGGGGGTCAGGTCGCAGCTACGTTCCCAGCACCTCGTGTTTCAGGGGCCCGGCGGTCAGTTCCTCGGCGAGCATCGGATGCGCGTGGTGCTGCCCGATGCCGACTCGGTCGTGCAGTGGACGGCGCAAGGAGGCGGAGATAACTACGTGGAGGTCGACGACGACCAGTACGATGCCGACACCACGTACGTCGAGTCCGCCACCGTCAGCAACCGCGATCGGTTGGCGCTCCCCGACCCCGGCTTCGTTGGCCAGGCAGCGGCCGTAGTCGTCACGGCGATGGCGCGGAAGGACGACCCCGGGAGCACGAAGCTCAAGCTCGGCCTGCGAGAGTCTGGCGGCAGCGAAGACCTGTCGGCCGCGCAAGCCGTGCACACCGACGCTGTCGAGTACCGACCCGTATGGCACGTGAGCCACGAGAACCCCGCGACGACCGACCCGTGGACCGCCGCCGAGATCGCCGCGGCCGAATCCATTCATGAGGTGTCGGCATGAAGACCGTGCACAACGATGTGCTCGATGCGGCGCTCGCGAAGATCGCGACCTGTACACGGATGACGGCCTGCTCGGCCGCGCCCGCGGATTTCGCCGGGATCGCAGCCGTCGCGCTCGCCGACGTTGTGATGACCGCGGGCGACGGGAACGGGGACTACACGATCGCGGACGGCGACGTGTCGGGCCGGAAGCTGTCGATCGCCCAGCAGATAAACGTTGACCCTGACGCCACCGGGGACGCGACCCACGTCGCGCTGGATGACGGCACGACGCTCCTGTACGTGACCGAAACCAACACCTTCGGGATGGAGGTCGGCACGCCCGTGACCTTCCCAGGGTGGGACATCGAACTGGTCGACCCCAGCTAAGGAATCAGGAGACATCATGGCTGACAGCAAGATTACCGGCCTTCCGGCCCTCGGTGCCGCACCCGACGACGCAGATCTCGTCGAGATCGTGGACGATGTGGCGGGCACGCCGACAAGCAAACAGCTGACAATCGCGAACCTGAAGCTGGCCATGCCGATCGTGAAGGTTGGAGAGGCCACGCAGGGTGCCCCGGCGGCCAACCTGGACGTCGAGTTCACGCTCGACGCTTCGATAGTGGCGCTACTGGTAGTACTCGATGGCGTCGAGCTCTCGTCCAATGACCAGCTCGATATGCTCGTGAAACAGGGCGGTGCGTGGGTCACGACGGGCTACAACTCGGTTGCGCTATCACATTCTACTTCGGGCTCCGGTAATACGGATGGGACGGCGAATGGTGAGGCGTGGAAGCTGACAGGAGACGGCGGGACGTGGGGGGTGCCCGCAAACACCCCAGTCAACGGCGAGATCCGCATCGTCGGCAACGCTGGTGGGTCGGGGTACAAGTCGTTCCATGGGTCCACGGCCTACGAGTTCCCCAGCGGCCAACATAGTCACACGAAGTGCGGCGGCGACCTCGACGGTGGCGCCACGGGCGCGATACAGGGCCTCCGGCTCGCCCACGAAGGCGGCGGCAACATCGACGCGGGCACGATCCGCGTGTGGGGTTTGAGGTAGCGTAGATGTCGCTCACCGGCTCTGGGTACTTCCTGTACCCCAACGACGGCACCGAGCTCGTCCTCGCGAAGGGAGACGAGGCGGCCGGACTGACGGTACTCGACACGTTCGCCTACGCCTTTGAGCCGGGCGTTTACTACACCGGCCCGGTTCGCTCTCATGGCTGATCGACGCCTTCTGGAGTCGGGCGATTTCCGTCTGCTGGAGAGTGGTGACTTCCGCCTGCTGGAATCGCCGGATTTCACCATCGCCTCGGCCACGCACGGCCACACTGCCGACACGCTAACTCTCGTCGCGCAGGTCCCTGCGCGCGTCTCGCAAATACGTGCGTCGGCCCTGCTGTCCGAGGCAGACGGAAACCAGCCTGCCGCCAATGTCTC